TCATCTGAAAGAGTTGCAGAAAACGACACGGCTGTTCCAAAGCTAGAGGCATATCTAGATCCGGGGTTATGGTCTTCTTTGTAGAAATAGGGTGCGCCTTTTCTAGTAGAAGCTTCAAGTTTAGACTTAGACATAAAGTATATTGTAGTGCCCTCTGTCTTTAGTAAGAACCCAGTTAGGTTTGCTAGTTGTCTAAGAAACTGCCAATCGCTTTGTCCTGCGTTTACTAGGGAAGGAAATACTCTAGGGTGTCTCTGTGTAATAGCTTTTAAACCATACTTTGCAGCTATCCTAGATACTACTGCGTCTGCAGTCACATTTTTATAAACTTTTTGATCAGTATTTTTAAGTAAATACGATGGAGAAACGCAGTATATCTCGGTAACGTTAGCGTTTATATCCGCAGGCTTAATGCTGTGAACATACCCAACAAATGTACTTTTTCCAAAATCGCCTGTCCAAGTAAACTGTACTGGGTCTCCAGAAACTACAGAGTCTGTTGAAGAAGTCAATTTTCCGGCAAACTTTAACGTCAATAGCTCATGCGAGTTTATTTTTTGGTCTAACGTTGCCGTAATTAAAAATAACGGAAAATTAGGGGTATTTATAAACAAGACCTCCCTATTATGGGGAGACTGTATAGGTAGCCTTACTCGGCTATTATTTTTTAATGATTGACTCATATGTTAACTCTTAGGTACTCTAACTACAGTTCCTGCAGGGATGTTAAAGGGGTCTGAAATTTCAGGATTAATGTCCATAATTTGCCACCAAGCTGCGGGGTTGTTTAGATAAACAGAAGCTAGATAGTCCATACGGTCTCCTTCTGCCCAGGTGTACTCTATGTACTTAATAGAGGTTGATGCAGGGAATTGTCTATAAACAGTCCAAGTATACAAGCCTGTAGTTTTATTCTTAATTTGTTGGGCATCACCACTGTAATACCTAGAGGATCTGTAGACAGCCATCAGACAGGCTCCATTCCACCACGAGGAAGTGGTCGTTGCACTCTAGACGGTCCAACGTAACCCCTACTTGCTACGCTAGAGTCAAATACCCCCTGTAATAAGGTTTCTTTGTCAAAACGTAGGCGTTTTTCTTTGTCTTTACCAGTAGTATCAAAGAAGAAATCAGGAATTCGTTCAAGTTGTAGGTTAACTACTGTTCTAGTAGGTATCATCTCTTTGGTAAAGATGTCGTGATTTACAGACAACCCTGTTAAAACTACTTTGTATCGTAATTGATCATTAAATTTAAGCATAAACGGCAAAGAAGTGACGTATCCTAAGTTTGCTGACAGTGTTTCTAGTCCTTTTGTTGCCGAAGTAGCTGTTCCAGCAGTTCCAAACATAGGGTTTTCAGATAGGTTGTTATTTAACACTCTAAATAGGTACTCAAGGTCGTATTCAGTACCTCTATACAGTAATCCGGCACACTGCTCTTCAGTCAACGTAGTTGGGTAGTAAGGTAGTCCAATAGCTGTAGTTCTACCGTTTCTATCCCAATGACGAACGGTATTCATATCCGCTACTCTATCGATTAGGAGTTGAAGACTAATAGTTCCGGTACCAGCAACTAAGATTGTATTATTTGGGTTTCCTCTTCCCCAGTCAATACCTGTGTTATCTGCGCCAAAGCTGTAGTTCCACGTTGTAGGGTTGTATAAGAATCTAAATCCCCATTGATTTTTTATAGCGCTACGCTTTTCGTCTACTTTGTACTCATTTGTGCCTTCAACTTTTGTATACGACGCTAGTTGAGGATCAGTGTACATAACGCCTAATTGATCAAGATTTTTTACTTTGCTGTTGTATTGATCTGACGGCCACTCAGCAATTTCTTTATAATTACGGGTCACTACATGCGGGTACGGGTTAAATAGGCTTGTTCCCTTAGGTACTTCTACAGACCTGCTACCATCATCTGGTGGGGTTTCTTGAGTAGAGTCGCTACCGCAATTTTTATTTTTAGCTTTCTGTAGCTCGGCTTTAGCTCTAGTCCAGCCTGTTTCACCAGCTTTTTTATCGCCACGAGTTATATTAAGGTCTTTAACTTTATTGACTGCTTTTGGATGCTTTTTAACTCCGCTAGTTGTTAGGTACTTATCAGGTCCTTTTTGAACGCCAAACTCATCAAAGTACTTTACTGAAATATAGACTTCAAACTTAGCTGCAATTCTTCCAATTTCATCTCCAACTGGATCTAGTTGCACTACGTCCCATAGCCAAATACGTACCCAACGTTTGTTACAAGAGTCCCACTCATATTCCGGGTCAATACCCATGATGTAACCCTCATCTTGAGCTTTAACGCTGTCAGGTACTTGAGGGGCTGAGTTTTTCTTAGTAAATATAGATCCTGGGGTAGAGCCTACTTGAGTTACTACATCCGCCCAAATATTATTAATACGAACCTGAACGTTTACTTTAGGATCAACAGTTCCTGTAATTCCTTTTGGAGTAATAGTAAAGTCATAAAATTTGTCGTCTATTGTTCTAATTCCGCTTACAGAAGCAATTTTGGCTACGTCTGTTTTAAAAGTTGCAAAAGCTCCTGTAGAAAGAGACCTGCTTATTACGCTTCCGTAACCTGTCACGTTAGTACCCTCGTCTGAAATAGTGATAGGGGTGCTTGTTGGGGTGGCCCTGTATTTTACGGTAACCCGATAAATAACTGTAGAGTCAATCCACACAGATTTACTTTTAGTAAACTGTGCACCTTTAATGTCTACAACGTTTGCAGCATAGTCAGACTCTTTATTAACTTTGTTAATTTCATAAGCCTGGACAGTGTAAAAAAATCCTTCTGGAGCATTAGGCATTAGTACTCTCCGATACTGTCTAGGTAACCGGACTGTTCTATGCCGGCCTTAAATCGTTGCAACATTACCTGTACTTCGCCTTCGCTAGCTCTTGCAATGTTTACGTTCATAGTTACGTTTAGACATCCTCCACCAGAAGAAGACGGACGATTTCTCATACGGTCGGCTTCCATCTTAGTCATTAACACTTCGTCTTTGTGTGTATAGGTTAGGCCCTCTTCTGTGCGCTCAGCACCATAGAAACCTACCTTAATTCCAGCTTTTCTAGCTGTAGTTTCGGCATCATCTAAGAAGTTTGTAAAGGCGCCGTTCTTATAAGCAACCCAACTAGACCAGTTAGAACCTGCTTTAGACATGTGGTACGCAACGTCTGCGTTTGTTGTAGGGTTGTAGAGGTCTTTAAGCCCGTTTAGCTTAAATGTAGACCCCATGCTATTTTTCCAAGTTTTAGCTAAACGTTCTTTTCCAAGCGCTCCTCCCATATTGATTTGGAATAGGCCATGGTCATTTGTATCATTGGTAGCGTTTGCTCGTCCACCCGACTCAGCTAGTGCAACTGCAAAAGCTGTGGATAAAGCTTTCCCTCTAAAACCTCTAGCGTGCAGTGCTTGCATCAATCCAACACGACTACCAAAAGCCATAGTTCCAGAGTCACCACTCACAGGGCTATGCTGATTGTTAGCCCCAATTTTGTCCGCGCCTGCAAAGTAATCTAGAGCGTCTTGAGAACCGTGAGCTTGAGCAAATCCAAGTCTACCCCCAGATAAATCTGAGTAACCAATAGAAGTTCCTCGCGCCAAAAGGTCTGCAAGTCGTGTTCCCCCTAAAACAGTAGAGCTTGCGTAGCCTTGCCCAAGTCCGCTAGGAGATCTAAGATTAAACTTTTCAAACAGTTCTGATGTTGTTTTATCTTTAGACTTAAACAGATTGGCCACCGCAGCTTTTGCTTTTCCAAACCAACTCTTTGGATCTTGACCAGCGGAGCCTTTAGATTTCTTTACCTCAAAGTGTAGGTGTGGTCCTGTAGAAGACCCCGCTCCCGGTGCGCCCTTTGCACCACCTGATAGAGCAATTGTTTGACCTTGACGCACTACGTCTCCAACTTTTACAAGACTCTTACTTAAGTGAGCATAGTAGGTATAGAACCCCTCATGCTTTAATACGACGTACAGTCCATAACTTCTTGCAGAGTTAGCCTGCGTAGTAACTGTGTCTACAATACCGTCAGCAGCGGCCATTACTGGCGTGCCTACAGGCATTGCATAATCTATGCCTCCGTGGTGCTGTGTAGCGCCGCCGTTAGGATCTTTTCTACTTCCATAACCAGAGGAAACTCTAAAACCTTCTCCTGGGTTCATTAAAAGAGAGCTGCTTCCTTCAGTACCTAAAGGTTTAGGGCTATTTCCTCCACCTTGATTTGCCATTCCTAATAGTTGTCCACCAGCGTTTGCAGCACCAGCTATAAGTCCTCCCAGTAAAGCACCGGGTGCTGAGAGCACTCCTCCACCGGCTACTGCTCCTACACCTGCACCAATTCCCATTGAAGCAAGGAGTGATTTAAAGTTAAATCCTTTACCGGCTTTAGCGCCTTGATACCCACCGTAGGCTGTTATTGCAGCACCTACTCCAGGAATAGCTTTGCCTGCAAATTTTGCAGCAGATCCAAATTTTGAAGCCAACCCTGTTGTTGCCGCACCTGTGGCATACGTTCCTGCAGCAAGGCTTCCACCTTTTGCTGCAGCTCCGCCCAAAAGTTTTTTTGCTAAAAGTAATTGCATTACGGTTGAGCCAGCGCCAGATAATGTTGCGCCTGCACCGCCTGCAGCAGGAAGAGTTTCTAGTACACCCTTTAATGCAGCCAATCCGTTTACTACTCCTGGCAAAGTTTCAGCCATTGCTGCCATTCCGTTATTTACTGCAGCAGCAGCTCCAAGAGCTCCCTGATATCCAGCTACAGCTCCTTGTTCAGTTCCTTGTAAAAGACGATTCTGTGAGCTTTGATAGTTAAAGTTAGAGGCCTGTAGTCCACCTTTTACGCCCATAGTTGAGAGCACGCCCTTAGCGCTTCCCATATCTTTAGAGGTTAGTGGCTTCTTCTTTTTGTATCTAAGCATAAGCATGCCAGCGTAAAGTTGAAATACTTCTGGACTTCCGCCAGCCGCAGCCATAATTGTTTTATGATCAATGCTGTTTGGAGAGAACATCTCTTCTGGGTTTTTAGGGTTATTACCACCATAGAGTCTGTTGTAAAGGTCGTTAACTACCTGATCAGGTGGCCTTAAGTTTCCTTGACCATCTCGCAATCTAATGCCGAGTCTAAGTAGAACCATGCTGTTCTGACTGGCGTAGGCTCCAGCAGCGCCTTCGTTAGTCATACCTGATGCAGCACTCATACCACCAAGCTGTGACATGATGTTTCTAGAGCTTATTGAGTTTTGACTGTAACCACCTTGAGAAAGAACTTGTCCGGCAGCTAAAGTAGGGCCCATAGCACTAGTAGCATTTCCACGACCTACTGCTGCGTTAGCACTAGTAATTACGTTTCTTGCTCCACCAGAACCTCTGGAGTACATAGCAATCTGTTCTGCCGCAAGTCTTTGACCAACAGCAGTTGTGGTACTAGGTAAAATTCCATAAGCTGCAGCACCCAGTCCAAGCGCTACTCTTCCGGCAATCTGGCCGCCGCTCATACCGCCGCCTTGGCCGTAAGTACCGTTCTGTAGTGAGAGGGCACCTGGACCCATAGAACCTAAACCAAGTGAGCTACCAGAAGAGTTACCTGATTGAATCTTGGCGGACTTATCAATGTGCTTAAGCGCACGTTCGTAAGTTTTTTCAAAAACAGTGGCTTTTTTAATAGCTTTGTCTTGGCCCTTTTCAAGAGCCTCAAAAATTCCTTCAACGGCTTTTTTGCCCGTTTGTCCCAGGGCTTCTTGTCCCAAGGATCCCTTAGGGTCTTTTTCAGCCATTTTTAATTCACCACCTTAGATCGTGTAGATGCTTTAGATAAGAAAACTAACCGTTCTCTTACCGACAAATTTCGTAACTCTGTTAAAGACCAGCCCGGATAAAATTGAGCTAGCGTATCGTAAGAGTCAATGAGCATTTGGTAGCTTGTCTCATGCGCGAAACAAGTCTGCCAGTGTTAATGGCAGTTCTACCTCCTGGCCACACGTGTTGCAAGCCTTCTTTACTTCATTCAATAATGGACCTGGATTGCGTTTTGCAATCTCTTCTAGGATTGTTCTACGATCTTGTATACCAAGGTTGCGAATTGGAGCCTGACCGAGTATCTGTACATCGTTAATTTCTAGTACGCAGTTACTTAGAAGCAGAGTATCTAACTCAGCATTATTCTTATTTGGTGCGTTAACTAGCTTATTCTGAGTGTTACCTGTAGGAAGAGTTACTTTTACTTTTCCTACCTTCAAGTCTAGAACAAAAGTACGGTCGTTAATTCTGTCTTCTAGAACCTGAGTCTTTACGTCTTTTTTAAGATCAATAGTCATAGTTTGTAGTTCTGGACATCTGCTGCAAACAACGTCGGTTAGCTCGATCTCTGTACCGAAGGTAGCGCATCTAATGCCTAGAAGCAGAGCTTCTCTATCTCCCGCTAAAAGCAATTCTAGTGTGTCTTTATCTGCTGGCTTACCGCCAACAGACACAGTGCCTTTTTGTAGAATAGCCATTAGAGCTTTTCCAGTTTCAGTGATGCGAACAATATCCTCTTCGTCAGCACCAGTTAGTTCTTTAACTTCAGCTGTAGTCACTAGAGTGTCCTCTAGAGGATCATAGAATCCTCCAGGAAGCTCTATGTTTGTGTCGGGAAGTGATGGGATCGTAATCATAGGAGTAGACCCCACCACCTCTTCGACAATTATCTGTGTTGCTTCTTGAGCTAGCTTATTTGCCAATGCCGGATTTTCTGCGGCAGTTATAGTGCTTGTAGTCATGTTATACACCCTTTGTTAGTTATTGATTTGTGTTTTCGGAGCTAGTTGGAGTTGTGCCAAATACTCCTGCTGAAGCTGTGTAGTTTTCTGCGTACTTTGCATCAAAGCCTTCGTGAACTACAGTCATTTCTTCCACCATTAGGCTGTTACCGCCGGCATCCAAGTTACTGTAGGAAAGGTTAGTGATCCACGCGTTGTATAGGCGGAATCGCAAAGACACGTGTGGTTCTGCGTCTCCACTGGCTGCAGTACCTGCTGGTGCTTGTACGGTAAGACCCTTAGCATTTGGGTGGCTCAGTACTGAGATATCAATATCACAGCGGAAATCTGCACCAACACCCGCAGTTGCACCTGAGCTGATCACTGAGAACAGACGACGCATCCATTGGTAGTTTTGTGAATTTGCTAGCATCACACCGCGACTAAAAGTAACCGGGCTGAATGAAGTTTGACCAGGAAGCTGGTGCACAGTTGTGTTGTACCCACCCTCTCGGTATTGAATAGACTCTGTGGCTACAGTTAGTCCTGAAACAGATGTGAATCCCATTTTGGCATCAAAAGCCCATGTAGGGGTTGCTGCATCAGTTGGTGGCAAAAACTGAACCAGGAACCGAAAATTACGTACTGGATCAGTAGCTAATGTAGACAGTATGTTAGTAAATGCGTTTGGCATGTTATTTTATCTCCTTACGCCGAAGCGCTTCCGGTGATCTGCCCAATGCTGATCACAATAAATTCCGCTGGATATTCTACAGCCACACCAATTTCTATATTTACAGTTCCGCTAAGAATCTGTTGTGGACTGTTATTTGATGCGTCGCAGCGAACATAGAATGCCTGTGATGGCGTAGTTCCACGTAGACCACCCTGTGCCCAGTAATCGCGCAAGAAATTGCCTAGAGATGTGCGAATTCTGTTCCAGAGAAGTTCACTGTTATTCTCAAAGACGGCAAACTCACTGCGGTTAGTAAGTTCTTTCTTTAAGAAAATCATTGATCTACGAACGTTAATGTAACGCTCACCCGGGGTGTTATTAAGTGTGCGAGCACCCATAATTACAATACCTGCACCTGGAACGTTACGAATAGCGTTTACTGGTGCTGCGGCTGAGTTTAGTGAGTCTAGCTCTGTATTTGTTAAACTACGCTCTAGAGCTACTGCATTTGCAACTCTTGTACCAAAGCCTGCTGGAGCCTTAAACACGCCTCGAGAAGCATCAGTTTCTAGGAACTTACCGATAGCTGCTGGACCTGGAGGTAGAATACGAGTTGCTGAAGTAGCTGCACTTAGCTGATCTGGAACTGCTACCCATGGGTAGTAAGTTGCGGTGTTTCCACCATCACCAGAAGCTGCAAAGGCTGCCTTAACTTCTGAGGCATATGTAATTGCTTCAGCAGCTGTTAGACCTGCAGGAGGATCGATAATAGCAAAAGCATCTCCACGAGCTTCAGCGTAGGCTGCTACATCTCCTTGTAAAGCAATTGCTGCTGAACGAGCAAGAGTAGTTCCGCCTGAGGCAAATGCATACGCTGCGTCAGCATTGTTAATTAACAATGGAGAAGTGATTGCATCAAAAGTGGTTAGTGCTGCTTGATAAGCTGCTCTATTAGGGGCTGCGCCTTCTGACCCTCCAGTGAAGGACTTTTGTCCATCTACTGCTGGTTGATTGTTTGGAGCAGCTGTTGTTGAGTTTAAGCTAGTTACTCGTACAGCAGAGGACGTTGAGTTAACATACGACACTACATAGCGTGTACTTGTAGTAGACATGCTTAGATCAGAGAACTGTTCTACAACGCCGTTTGCATCAGAGATGACTAAGTTAAAAGTTGTAGTAGAAGCAGAAGTAACTTCTGCCTTTAGAGCATTTCCCCATAGACCTGGATTAGCAGCGCTAATAGTTAGGGTAGGGACTGGTGTTGCTGCACGGTCTAGGAGGGTTACGGATGCTGCTGCAGCACCTGCACCTACGACACGCTTTACGT